AAGCAAACAGTGCAAGGAAGAACAAGGTACTAATGATATAAGCGATATCCTTCGAAAGCACTTGAATTTCGCCTAAATAACCCGTTAATAACATACCATAATCTAGGAACAAGATGACCATAAATGCTGTGAAAGAGAGTGTGCGTTTCTTATTATAAGCAAGGACAAGACAAAGTGCTAACAACATAAACGGTGTTGTAATAGACCAATCAATATAACGTGTCTTTGTAAGTTCATCATAGTTGACTGTTTGTTCCGTAACACCTGCTGAATTTACATATTGAGCTATGAATTGTGAATAGAAGAAACTCGCTATAATGGATACAACCGTTTCTACATTTAGTACGTGACGAATAATAGGATTTTTTGTAGTTAAAGCTTCAATAAATGTAATCGAACCTGTGGTAAGTAAGAGAACATAGGTAATAAAGAAAGTATTCTTAACTGCCGCAAATGTAAGCGGAAACATCTTCTATATTATTTGTTTATAAAAAACTACGTTTAAAGAGAGCAGTAAATATTCTATGTAGCTAATAATATGTCCAAGTCCATCAAATTGATTCGAGAACAAAAAGAAGAATATATGGATCATTTGTTTGATCTTGTCTATGAACCCGTTTATCGTCACTACCAATCTCTTTATCAAAATGTCTGCCAATCCAAAGAAGGTATGGTGAAAGGTGTTTTAAAAACCTTTCAAAAAGAAATTGCAAAGATCCCTGAATGGAATCAATTAAGAGTCGAACAGTTTTATGAAGATTTTCTAGAAAAAACAAAATGTACTTATTTCGTGGAACTCTTAAAAACCATTTATGTATTGTCCATAAAACTCGTCTTACTTGGTCTCCCTCAAGAACATCGCAATAAAATTCAAATTAAAATACCCAGTCCTGATACCTTTTTACATCGTCTATTGATTCATATTGCTCGAGATGTATGGAAACGCCCTTATTTATTCTATCATCAAGTGAAATCGGTAGAACAACAAAATCATCTTTATCAATTTGAAATGATTATTCGTCGTAAGATTCGCAGTGTCATTCGCGATACTTTACCCATTGATTTAATGGTTCAACATATGTCTTCATCCGAATTACTAAAACTGGAAGAAGAAGCCAGTAGCAGTAGCGATGAATCATCTGAAGCATCCGATGAAGAAGAGGAAGAAGAATCATCTGAAGAGGAAGAAAAACAAAGTACAGAAGAAGAGGAAGAAGAATCATCTGAAGAGGAAGAAAAACAAAGTACAGAAGAAGATGAAAATGATGAAGAAGATATAGAAGAAGAATCATCTAAAGAAGAGGAAATAGAACCTATACAAGAAGCGACAAACCCAGTAGAAGATATAGCTAAAAATGTAGAGCAAATAACACCGATTCAAGAAGAAGCCGAACCGATTCAAGAAGAACTAGAAATGACTCCAGAACCTAAACCTATTTTAGAAGTAACAACCATAAATGAAAGTGAAAAAGATGTTAAATCGGTTACTTTTATGGAACGTGAACCTGAAACAGAACATGAAACCATTTATGAAGAACCACCCATTGTTCGTAAATCTTTAGAACGTGAATCTTCAAATGAATCTATTCCTGTCATTCAAGAAGCAGAACCTCAAGCTTCGCCAAAAAAACTCATTCATATTCAAGAATTGATTCGTCATAAGAAAAAATCACATTCACGACCTAAGAATGCGTTCTTTTAAATAGAATGATTTTATCGTTCAAAAATAAGATGTATTATCTAATCTTAGTGGTATCTATTTGTGTCTATCTTATTCTTCATTATTTAGACGATCAACGAACAAAGCGACAACAGATACCTCCTTCATCATTCGGTACAAAAATGATTCTCTTTTTCTTTTCCCTTATCATTACCACTATTTTATTCCATTTCTTTTGGAAAGAGAGTATTGTTCAATCCGGTGGTGAAACATTGGATGTTAAAAAAACCTATCTCAGTAAAATCGATCAAGATGTTTATGTCGGTCTTCCCGATTTTTAAAATTCGTCTAAATGGAGTGTTTTAATATATTTATTTTTATCAAGATGAAACTCGAGTTAAAAAAGTTTGACGTACGTAATATTAAAGATGATAGTGTCATTCTTTTTATTGGTAAACGCAATACTGGTAAAAGTTTCTTAGTCAAAGATATTATGTATCATTTTCGTAATCTTCCCGTCGGTGTTGTCATTTCACCTACCGAACGTGCCAATCGCTTCTTTGAAAACTTTGTTCCAAATATGTTGATCTATGACGCTTATGATGCTGGAATTGTTCAAAAATTTGTGGATCGTCAAAGTAAAATTACCGATCAATTTACCAATGAAAAGAAAAAATATGGACGCAGTGATCTAGATCCAAGAGCTTTCTTGATTTTGGACGATTGTCTATATGATAAAACTTGGCCGACTGATCCAAACATTCGTTTCTTGTTTATGAATGGTCGTCACGTAAAAACCTTTTTCCTAATCACGATGCAATATCCTTTAGGTATTCCACCTCATTTACGTGCCAATGTAGATTATGTTTTTATCCTACGTGAAAATCAAATTAAACAACGCGAACGCATCTATCAACAATATGCGGGTATGTTCCATAGCTTTGATGCTTTTAACAGTGTGCTTGATCAAACCACTGAAAATTATGAATGCCTAGTTATTGATAATAAGGTTCAAAGTAATAAACTTGAAGACCAAGTCTATTGGTACAAAGCAAGTGATCATCATAATTTCCAAGTATGTTCTCCTGAACTATGGGATATGCAGGCTCTCGAACAAGAACGTCAATCCATGGGCGTTTCTCAACCAGGAGAAGACGATGAATCCTATAATCCAAGATTGATTCAAAAACAAAAGAGAAATGCGATTGATATTCGTGTTAAGAAAAATTATTGATCTTCATCGTCATCTTTGATCAACGTATAGCGTCTCTTTTCTTGTTGGCTTTCACGATCTTTCACTTTATCTATAATTTCATATTCATTCTTTTTATAAAAAGCAATCCGTTTTGCTCCTTGTCTTTCAAAAATAGAGAACTCATCTAATAGATCTATTACTAATGGAATATATTCACGCTCTTCTTTTTTCTTTCTTTGGATACGACCAATGGGCTGCTCAATCGATGAAACAGGAGATCCTAAGACCAATGTATTTAGTTTCGGAATATCCATGGCCTCGCTTGCAAGTTGAAATGTCGCCAGAATAATATCGTGTGAACTGCCCTCATCCAATTGTTGTTTCGACATACCACCCACATAATAACCAATCGAAGTAAACTTTTCCAATCGAAGCAGTGATTCTAAATCTTGAAGATGGGTTCGTCGCTCACTTAAAACCAATACTTTACGATTGGGCTCTTCTTCTAATACTTTCTTTAATACTTGAACAATACGATGATTACGAGGTGGAAACTCACATATTTTATTAATCATTCGTGCCACATTTAACTTACCAGTATTCCATAATTTCAATTCACGACCATATTCGGGATGAGGATCATAAAAGCGTTCAACCAATACCTTTACTTCACTATCTTTTCGTTTTATGGTAAAGACAGGTTTCCCAAGATACCATTCAAAGACTTTAGAAAGTCCATCTTTACGTTTGAGTGTTGCTGAAAGACCCAGCATTCTTTTACACGTAATTTTTGGCAAGCAACGACTAAACACTTCCGCACCAAGATGATGACATTCATCCAATACAACAAATCCAAATCCTTTAAAAATAGAAGCATCGTAATCTCGCATGGCTAAACTTTGTAGACTCGCAATCACAATGTCTTTTCCTTCAACTTGGCATATTTTTTGTTTGATCTTACCTGTTGTGGCGGTCGGCAAATATTGTTCAATACGTTCAATCCATTGATCCATCAAAAACTCTGTGTGACAAACAACTAGAGTTTTCTTCTTAAAATGTGACGATAATAGTAAGGCTATCACGGTCTTACCAAATCCACAAACAAGTGATAAGATACCACCCATCTTTTTAGCATCACAAGTGGCGTCTAAAAAAGCTTGAAGAGGTGCTTCTTGATTTGGACGAATCGTTCCATTAAAAATCAAATTGGGACAATCTTCTCCATCTTCCATTTGAAGCACATTTGGAACACCAAAGCGTTCAAGTCCAAAGTTTTTAGGAAGATATAACTTTTGTTGATTTTCACGATAAACAGGGAAAGCAGTAGCTTCTTCTTGAAGCATCATTGGATTGATACGAGGTTTTACGGTAAGTTCTTGTTTCAATTGTTCGACCAATGCTTCATTTCCTTGTTTTTCAATGGCGTATCCACGATGCGATAAATACCTTTTTCCTGTAAGAGACATTTTTTATATGTGTATTATAGAAGATATGCCTCAATTTTTAAGAGCCTTCGCTCTATTGATCCTTATACTAATAGCGATTCTTGACTTTAAACTCTTATCAGTCCTGTTAAAGAAAGAATGGTTATATGTACTATCTGTTGTGATTCTATTTATCCTTCTCTTCGTAGATCCTATTGCTGGATTCATTTTAGCATTAGCCATGATCACTTTGATCGTTAAATTATACAACATTCGCTTACCTTGGGGTTATCGTACCAAAGAAGATGAAGATGTCTTAAACTTTGTTACACCTGAACATCTACGAAATGCTCAAACAAACATCATTATTGGAGAAGATGCTTACGAAAAAGATTATAAAGGTATTGAAGGTGTTTATGGAGAAGAAGTCTATGGAGCACAAGGATTAGATCTTTTCCCAGGTTATTCAAAAACTGCGATGGATGAACTCTAAATTTGTACTTTAAGCATAAATACATAAAGTACCATCGCTAAAAGAGCCGTACGAATCAACATATCATAAGAAGCAAATTTTCCTAGAACAGGTACTTTTTCATAAATCATTTGGAATGTACGAGGATAAAAGAGGAATGCTGCTACAACTGCCGCCACCAACGCTCGTTTACCATAATCCATATGAATCCAAGAAGATTTGATTTCAACCATAGGAGGAGGTCCATTCATATGTTGCATCATCATTGGAGAAGCAACTGGAACTTGTGGCATCGTCGGTTTTGTTCCAGTCGGTAACATTTTAGGAACTTGAACTTCATTTAGAATCGCTTGAACTTCAGGGTCATCTTCATGAGTTTCATCGGACACCTGAACATTCGCTACTACAGGAATATTTGAAATCGGTGTACTGTGAGAACTTGCCATTTTATTACTTTTTGACAAACATAAAAAATAATGTGTTTTAAACGCTCTTCACCACTTTGGATGCATCTTCTGGACAATGAACTGCTTGGGTCGTATAACGGTAACATTCACCTTCAAATTCGTGCACTTTTGAAGTAATTTCTTGAGTATTTGGTGCCGTAATCATTAAACATTTACGATCTTTGCATACTTTTTGAAACAAGAGGGCTAATGCAAATCCAAAGATTGCTGATACAAACGCCTGTCCATTATCTTTATAAAATAGACGATCTGTGATGTCATTCATTGATACTTTTGTAAATAAACCCATTTAACTCTATTGTTAAAGGATAAAATTTATTGTGCTAAAACCGATTGTACAACTGTTTCGGAGGATTTTGTAGGACAGCTATCTTGTTTGGTGGCTTTATAAACATAACAATTATCTGCTTCATCTTTATAAACGACCTTACCAACATTATCAGGAGTTGGATATTTAATCACAATTTTTGGTGGTGGAACACGAATATAAACGTAAAACATTCCTAGAGCAAGGGCAAAGAAAAAAGCACCCCAATGAATTTTAAAACTTGCCATCTCTACACTATTGTATTCAAATAGAATAATCTTAGTTCTTTGCGGTGTAAATGATCGATTTTTCAAAGACTTGTAAATTTTGCACACCTTCGTTATAGGTATTTAACCAAGCATCCAATAAAGCTTGACGTTTTAGAGGCGTACTTTTCATAAATAAATTACGTTGATGATCTACCATTTTTAAAAAGAGATCGTATTGCTTCTCAAATTCTCTACGTGGAACTTCAATCGTATCTAAATATTTTTGTCTTTTTTCATTTTCGGTTACCGTTGTTTGTAATTGTGTTTCTTTCCATATGTCCATCTTTTTCTGTATCATATCCAATGTTCCCTTTGAAGTATGGATATGCGCCATTAAATCTAAAAATACGTTTTCTAACATACTCTAAAAAAACAAATGATTTTTATTGTCGCATCGCAACCTACTGTCGCATCAATAACCAAGGGGTTACATCTTCAAACATACTCTTGAAATGAACTTGGAGTTTTTGTTCATCACTGAGTTGTTCTTCATACAGCGAACGAGGAATGTATTTAACTTCCACTTTCGGCGCTGGACATTTCGTGGATTGTTGATAATAGCCTTGAACGACTAAAAACATTCCAATAAACAATAGAAACACCGCAATGGCTTTCATTCTCTATTTATGTGCTCGGTTTTATTCCGCTTTCGAAGGAGTTTCTTCCGAAGGAGATGCGTCTGTTTGCATCGAAGAAGCCGCTTCTTCAGTACGACGAATGGTGAGTGGATCCATTTGTTCAAGAGCGGTTGTTGTAACACGACGTGCTTCTTCGAGTTTTTCTTGTTTGCGCATTTCATAGAACTCATCACGTAGGGTCATATTTTCCTTATATTGTTTCATGAGTGTGTTGAGTTGAGATTCCGCATATTCTTGTTCTTGGAGATCTTCTGGATTGGGAGACCAAGGGCACCATACACCGACTTGACCTACAAAGATATCAAACTTGGTATCTCCTGAGCGACGAAGCACTTCCGCACGAACTTGTGCTTCTTTGAGGGTTTCAAAAACACCACGCACTTTAATGCCACGTACCGATGTTTGGAAGTTATTTTCCGCATGGAATACCTTTTCAATGGTTTCCGATTGAACACGCTTGAAGAAACGGAAGTCTTCTTGAAGTTCACGACCATTGAAAATCTTTTCATTGTTTTCACGAATCACTTTGATGGAACTGGCTTCTTCTTTGTATTTTTCCGCTAGACTTGATAGAAGTTCATCCATTTGTTTTGAGAAGTTTTCTAGATAACGTTCAAAGTAATAAACATCTTTGTTTTTTAGAATATCTTCTGGTGAAAGGAAAGAAAGGCATACATAGTTTTGTCCACGTAGAGGTTTATCTTCGTCCAAATAATCCACTTCTTTGGTGGATACGAGGTTGGCCATTGGTTCTAATCTTTTTTCAAAATGTTCTTTTAAGTAATTTTTTTCTTTGATAAGAATATAAGAACGCTAAATGGAATATACTTTCGACTACCAAGAAATGTTCACTCGTATTGTTAAATACCTCATTGAAGGTCTAGTGGTGGGTATTGTCGC